CATTACCTATAAAACCAAGTAAACTTCTTTGTAATTGGTTTGCAATCATTTGTGCAGCCATATCCAAGAAATGATCTGCTATTCGATTAAACATATTTCTAAAGGCATCTTGTACTGTCATTGTTCCTTTTATAATTCCTTTAAATGATTCTTGGAAAGCACTTCCAAATGCTTTAGCAAACTCTACCGCTTGAAATCTCATATCATTTAATTTTTCCATTTCTTTATTAAGGTCAACCAATGCAGCTTGCATAGGATCAGCCATAATTATGGATTGCCTTAATAACTCTTCACTAATTTGTCTTTCAATTTCTAATTTATCTAATGCAAATTGATGTGCTCTTTTTTGCTCATCAGTCATAATTTCTGTATTAACTAACTCTTTAACTTTGATCTTTTCTACAACTTTCAAAAGATCCATTCTTCTTTTCAAAACATCTAAATCTTCACTTCTCATTGTTAAACTTTGTTTTTCTATTTCTAACTGATTTCGCAAAGTAAGTAATTCAAAATCTCTTCTTTCTTTGATTAATGCCTGTAATCTTTCTTGGTTAAAATCTGGTGCTACTCCGTACAAGTCTGATTCTTGACCACCTAAACCTGCTTCATTCGCTATCCCTGGGAAAAGACCTGGCTCTAATGATTTTCTGTATTGATCAAAAGTCATTCCATTTACTCTTTTACCAAAAACTCTGAAAAATATTTCTTGACCAGTAGTATTAGTAGCCTTCATATTTGTTCCAGGGAAAAATGCTTGTAAAGCCTGATCATACGCAGCAGTTTGAGTTCTTCTTTCTACAGTTTTCATTGAAACTGCACCAAGAGCATCACTTATTGTAGACAACATCTTTGATAGAGGTCCAGCTACTAATAAAGTTATAGTTGTTCCTAATCTTGCCAATTCATTCTGGAATCTTATAGATTCTTTTCCTACTTCTGTAATAGATTTTCTATTAGTATTAAATGTTTTATTAAATCTATCTAAAACTACTTCTGCTGCTACTGCTTCTAATCCAAATTCTTTTAAAGTGTTAACTGTATCTCCAAAAGGTGTATTAGATTGACCTATTTTTTGAGTAAGTAAATCAATATTTTTTATTGGATTTCTTAATGCCTCTCCTAACTCTCTAGCTGATTGAGCTAATTTATCAAATTGAGCACCTACAACTGTACCAAGAAGTGATAACGCAAAGACCATTTGTCCACCTCTTCTACCACCTTCAAAACCACCAAGAGCACCAAAAGCTGATGCACCTAAACCTTGTCCAAATAACAAAGGAAATGCACCACCAATAATTGCATTGGATCTTGCTTGACCCATTCTATTTTGTAAATCTCTTCCTCTTCTCACTCTCAACAATCTATCTTGCCTTCTCTGTATTCTTCTTTGTTCCATTATGGAATTTTGTACTTCAGCAGAAACTTGTGGACCTTGCATTATTGGAGATGCCATTCCTGGTCCTATAGGTCCAGAATATTGAGTAAATAATGATTGTTGATTCTCTACCTTCATTCTTCTCAACTCAACATTTTGTCTATTAAGTTGTTTTGTTCTTTCTTTAGCTGCTTCTGTCTGACCAATCTCCATCTGGAATAATTTATCCTGTATAGCCATTCTTTCTTTCAATGACCTTTCAATATTTACACTTTGTCCTAATAATGCACCAGTCCCATCTTCAGCAATAGAAGATCTTGCACCTGTAACTAATCCAGTATTAGGAAAAGGAGAAACAGGACCAATAGGGGAACTAAATTGATTAGCACCTCTCATTAACTTTCTTCTTCTTCTTGCAATAGATTTTGCAACTGGATCTGAACCAACACCAGTTCCAGGCAAATTCATTTTCCCTGTGCCTCTTAATTTACTAAGTAACCTATCTCTTTGCTGTAATTCTCCATTTAATTCTTTTTCTGCTTTAATTAATTGCCTTGCAGCTTTTTCTTGCAATCGTGTGCCAGAAGCTACAGCATTAAAATTACTTTTTGCTTGTGCTAAATTTGAACTTAAATTATCAAAACTTTTTACTAAACCTCCAACTAACGCTTCTTGTACCTTTACAAGGTCATTTACAGCTTGTATTTGTTTTGAAGTTGTTTGTAATTGTTTATTAAACCTAGTTATCTTTTCGCTACCCTTAAGAGCAACAGTAATATCAACAATATAATTAGCCACTTACGATAAAAATTAAAACATTTTCTCTATATTACCTTCTTTTGCCTTTTAAAGCACTACTTCTCTGTGCTTGTTCTTTTTGTTTTTCATATTCTTCATTTTCTAATTCATTATATGCAGCCCAACCTATCATCTCTTCAATGGTCAAAGTTTCACATAATTCAGCAACAGTTTTATGTAACTGTTTTGCTAATCCATAAATAAATTGCCAATCTTTATTAGCTTTTCAAATCGGCTTTAGCCTCTTTAACCTCCTTATCAGCACCAGCACTTATCATTGCTAATTGTATTTCTTCAAGAATAGATGCTTCTATTTCTCTTCTTAATGAAGCCTTATCTCCATCTTGAAAAAGTTTTGCACCATCTTTATCCAATGATTTTTCTATCATCATTTGTAAAGCATAATCATTAGCATCATTACTATTTGATTTTTTTTGTATTGCTTCTCTTTCTGCAATAGTTAATGGATGCCAATAAACAGTAAGAATAATCTCATCATCTTGTTTTACGTCATGTTTATAAAGTTGAGAAACTCCAAACTTGTTCTTTAAAAGATCAACTGCTCTTGTCATGTTAATATGTAGCTATTATTAGTATACTAAGCGTTGGCAGTAAATTGGCAAGATATTAAGCCTAAGAAATGTGAAGAGTCATCTAATTCAATAGGAGCAGGACCAACAACATCTAAAACTCTAGGATTACAATTAAAAGTATCGCTATATCCAGAATCATTAACAGAAGTGAGTCCATCAATAACAGCTTCTCCTAAAGTAGATAACACAGAAGTACCCTTACCTCTTGGAACATAGATATTACATTGAATAACACCAGAATAAAAATCTTGTGATGCTCCTTGTGTTTGAGTCGTTGCCTGTGCAAAATCAACTGACATAACAATATATTTCTTAGTTTTTCCTGGTGTTTTAAAAACCATATTGTCATAGACCATTTCAACAGTATTATCTGCTGCTGCAACTGCATCTGTTACTGCTTTTTCAAAAGCTGCTCGTGTGTTAACTAAAGTCATGGAGTTTCGTAATCAACAAATACTGATTTAGGATCTGCAAATGCACCAATACCTTTTCCTGTAAATCTAACATTTGGATTTATTTCACTTCCTCTAACTCCAGTACCAAATGTAGCTACACCTAGTTTTGGTTTCTCAGTAAATACTTTATTTATTAATGGTCTAAGCTGACCTTGAACATATTGAGGTATTTTACTTCTTGTAGAAGCTAAAGCTCTAGCAGCATATTGTGATCTATTGCCAATAAATACTTTAGAAAAAGGTTTGAAATTAGGTATTGAATTTATAAATCTAGGTTCAACTTTTGCTTGTGGAGATTTCCTACGTTGTCTTGTTGGATTTATATTACTCCAAGGTGCTATTGTTTCTCTTGCATCATCAGGTCTAGGTCTTTGAGTACTAGCAGTCCAACTTGAAATAAAAAAACCAGTATCAATAGGACTTATTGCTTTTTGTTCAGATGATAAATCACTTAAAATTCCTCTTATCAAAATATTAAAATCTCTATCTAAATTTCCAGTTAGATCTCTTTCTATATTCTCAATACCTTTAGCTCTAGCCATCAGAACCTCACTAATAAAGTAAACAGATAAGTCTGTCCACCCTGTCTTGTATCTATATTAACTATCTGTCCTACTCTTGTAGATCCAGCATAAGTTAATGTAACTTCATCTTGAAAATCAGGTTGATTATCTCCTATCAAATCAGGTGTAATATAAACTTTT